AAATTAACGTCGCCATCACCGCAAAGCTGCCCCGTGAGCAGGCCGAAGTCCTGCTTAAAACGCTGCGCACCCAGTACTCAGCGCAGTTCAACGAGTACTGGTATGACGACCGCTTTCGCCTGATCCCTGAGGGTTTGCGACACGGCTCGCTGCTCGCCGCCTTCCCGATTATGGCGGCGCAAAAACGCCTGATTGGTGCCCTCAAACACAGCCTCGGCGAAGCGAAGTAAACGCCATGAACATGAAGCACGAACTACGCGCCGACATCCTCCAGCGGCTTCTGTCCGACTACGGCCTCAAACATAAGGCCGGAAAATACATGCGCGAAGGCGAATGCCCGGCCTGCAGGAAGAAAGAGCTGTACGCCTTTCACGACGCCCCGTGGATGATCCGTTGCGGTCGGGGCAAGTGCGGCCAGACCTGGCATGTGAAGGAAATCTACGAGGATCTGTTCGACGATTGGAGCAAGCGTGCGCCCTCCTCCGACCAGTTCCCTACCGCGACTGCTCGAGCCTATCTGGAGTTTGCGCGTGGCTTTCGCCTCGATCTGATTCAGGGCTGGTTTACACAGGACACGTATTTCTCCGACACATTGAATGCCGGCAGTGCGACGGTGCGTTTCGACTTGGACAAGGGCGGTTACTGGGAACGGCTGATTGATCGGCCGCACCGCTTCGGCAAGATGAAAGCACGGTTTAAACCGGGTGATAGTCCGCGTGGCGTGTGGTGGTGCCCGCCTTGTGTCGAACTGCTGGACGTCAAAGAGTTGTGGATCGTCGAGGGTATTTTCGACGCCATTGCTCTGGTGCATAACGGCATTGCCGCGGTATCGGCGATGTCGTCCGGCGCCTATCCCGAAGAATCGTTGAAAGAGCTGTCACGACAACGCGGCGGCAAGCTACCCAAATTGATTTGGGCGCTGGACAACGAACCCGGCGCGCATAAATACACCAAGCGTTGGGTGCGTCAGGCTCGCGCCTTGGGCTATGAATGCGAAGCCGCGCAAATTCCTCAACCGGATAGCCGCAAGGTTGATTGGAATGACCTGCACCAGCGCTGGGCTTTCATCGATGACGAAATGCTACGCGCCGAGCAGATCAAAAAAGACCTGGCCACCGCTCGCTACCATGGCTCCCTGCTGATCGCTGAAAGCGCATCAGAGAAAGGCGTGCTGATGTACGACTGGCGTGAGCGCCATGAATTTCACTTCGGCTTCGACAGTCGTTTGTACTGGTTCAAGATGGACCTAGAGAAGTTCAGCAAAGCCATGCTGATGCTGGAGGCTTCCGACCGCCATGAAGACCAACTGCTCAACGACGTGCAACGCCGTCAAAAGGCTTTACGGCAATGCGGCGGCGTAGTGGAAATTGCCAACTGTTATCCGCAGGCATTGTATTTCCAACGCAATGAAGTGACTGACGAATCCTGGTACTACTTCCGCGTTGATTTCCCGCATGACAGCGGCAGCGTCAAAAATACCTTCACCGGTGGCCAGGTGGCCGCTGCCAGCGAGTTCAAGAAACGCCTGCTCAGCATGGCCGCCGGCGCGGTGTTCACCGGCAGCGGCAAGCAGCTCGACAAGATCATGAAGGATCAACTCTTCGGCCTGAAAACCGTGGCGACCATCGATTTTGTCGGGTACAGCAAACAGCACCGCTGTTACGTGTTCGGCGACCTCGCGGTGCGCAACGGCATCATCAGCGTGGTCAACAAAGAGGACTTTTTCGAGTTCGACAAGCTGCGGCTCAAGACACTGCAAAAGTCGATCACCATGCACATTCAACGCGACAGCAAGCAATACCGCTCCGACTGGTTACCGATGCTGTGGCTGTGTTTCGGCGCCAAGGGAATTGTCGCCTTGGCGTTCTGGTTCGGCTCGCTGTTCGCCGAGCAGATCCGCGCGCAGTACAAGTCGTTCCCTTTCCATGAGATCACGGGTGAAGCCGGTGCAGGCAAAACTACGCTGCTGAACTTTCTGTGGAAACTGCTGGGGCGGGACTACGAAGGGTTTGATCCCTCGAAATCAACCCGGGCTGGACGTCAGCGAGCCATGGGCCAAGTCTCCAACATGCCAATCGTGTTTATCGAAGGCGATCGGAATGAGCCGGACAAGGTCCACGCCAAGAGCTTCGACTGGGACGAGCTGAAGGATTTCTTCGGCGGTGGCACGCTCGGCACCAAGGGCATGAAAACCAGCGGCAACGAGACCTACGAACCGCCGTTTCGAGGGACCGTCGCAATCAGCCAGAACGCTGCCGTCAGTGCGTCCGAGGCGATCTTGACGCGGATTATCAAGTCGCACTTCACGCGCCCAGAAGTGACCGCAGAGAGCCGTGCAGCCGCTGACAACTTGAACCTGATGCCGGTTGAACATCTGAGTCACTTTTTGCTGATGGCGGTTCGGGCTGAACCCCAGGTGATGGCGAAGTTCGCCGAACGTGTGGTGGTGCATGAGCAACGCCTGCGCAAGATTAAAGAAATCCGTGTTGAGCGGATCATCAAAAACCACAGCCAGATAATGGCCTTGGTGGATTGCCTGTGCCTGGTCTGCCCGCTGGATGAACACCAGATGGTCACGACTCACCAGCAACTGACCACCATGGCACTGGAACGGCAAACCGCGATCAGCGCTGACCATCCCATGGTGGCGGAATTCTGGGAGGTCTTCGACTACCTGGAAAGCCTGGGTGAAGGGCCTCAGGTCAATCACAGCAACGACCCACAACTTATAGCGATCAATCTGAATGAATTCGCCGAGCTGGCCAGCGAACATCGGCAGAGCCTGGCCGACCTGAAAACGCTCAGGTCACTGCTGACCGCCAGCCGCAGCCGTAAATGGCTTGAGAGCAATAAAGCGACGTACAGCGCCGTACGCGCTTGGCAAGCTGCCAAAAACCCACTGGCTAGCCGTTCGATGACGGTGAAGTGCTGGATATTTAAAGCATAACGAAACAATGCAGGGAGCAACCCAATGAAAAACACCGCGACATGTTCAGCTGGTATCAACGAAGTTGCCGAAATCCTTCCCGGCGACAAATACCGAATCTACATCAGCTCTGGCGCTTGGTTTCGTCAGGACTTGCTGTATCCAGTCTTCGGGCTCAGCACCGAGGCCGTTCGCAAGTACCGCTCTAAAGGCATTTGGCTGGAGGGCAAACACTGGCGCTGGGACCCGGCCAACGTAATCGTCTACAACCGCGCGGCGATTGAACGGTGGATGGAGGGACAGCCATGACCGACAAATTGCCGACCGGCGTTGAGATGAATGGCAAGCAGCTGCGCATCTGGTTCACCTTAAATGGCCAGCGCTGCCGCGAGCCACTGGACGGCATCGCCAAGGTCAACAAGGCTTCGATTGCTTATGCCGACAACAAGCGCCGAACGATCATGACGGAAATCAAAGAGGGCCGGTTCGATTACGCGGCCCACTTTCCTAATTCCCCGCGCGCCGTGATGTTCTCGGGGACGGGGGGACCGGCAACTAAACGCACAGTCCAAGAAGGGATCGATCGGTGGCTTGAGGTCCAGCGAGCGCAAAAAGCCTCAAGCACTGTCATCAACTACGTGAGCAAGGCCGTTCACGTCGCAAAGAAATTCGGTAAACGCCGTATCGTCGATATCAGCAAGAGCGACATCGCGCTGTTTCAGGCGCAGTTGCTTAAGCAGGGCTTGGCCCCGAAGACAGTAAACGACATTTTCACGGTTGTTCGCGGGGTCTGGGCTGATGCCTTCGGCGATGGAATCTTGAAAGCCAATCCTCTGGACCGGATTAATAACGTTGGCTCAGATTCGGACTCCGAACATGCAGACCCCTTTAGCCGAGATGAAATCGAGTTGATCGGTAAAGGGGACCCCGCACGATCACCGGACACCCGAATGATCGTTTTCAATTGCTGGACCGGATTATCGCTCTCGGAACTCATCGCGCTGGCTGCAGAGGACGTCGACCTGGTTGCCGGCGTGGTGCATGTCCGCCGGGCATCGGTTGTCGGGGAGTTCAAGGTGCCCAAGGAGCGCACCAGATTACGCGTAGTGGAGCTGATTGATCCGGCCCTTGATCTGATGAGGGAAATTGTTGCTGCGACTAAGGAGGCGCCTTGCGAGGAGATCAAGGTGATTCAGCGGGACAACATCAGCATCAAGAAGCAGAAGGTGCAGTTTCTGTTCCGTAGCTCCACAAGCGGTTTGCTGTGGAATGGGAGGACGCTGAGTATCTGGTTTACTGAGCATCTGAAAAAGGCTGGGGTGAGGCATCGCGGGGCTAACCAGTGTCGGCATACTTTTGCGAGTCAGATGCTGTCGAGTTATGTGCCGGTGGAATGGGTGGCTCGGCAGTTGGGGCATGCGGATACGACGATGGTTAGGAAGCACTATGGGCGGTGGATTCCTAACGATACTAAGAGCATGGCGGGGGTTGTTTCTAAGATGCTGGGTTTTCGGTAGTAATCAAGCCGCCATTTGACTTCTATTTAGGTTGAATCAGACCATTGTCTACGTTTTTTTTCCACCATCACCTTCCCGACCTAATAGACAAGGTAAGGGCGATTGCCAATCTGGCGGTGGGTAGTAATCGTCCCATACCTCCTGCAGAACAAGGTTACTTACATCTTAAAGCGGCAGATCCAGCACACGAGCAAACAAGCGCCAAAGGCTAACGAGTGTAAAAAAAACGTAGCGCTGATATGATTTAGCCATTACTGTTAATTTCTGGTGACTTAGCAACATGGAAGAGAAAATATTTTTACAAGGAATAGCCCTTGCCAACTATAAAGGCATCGGAAAAAAAACAATATTCCTTGCCCCCTTCCGAAGGTTCAATTTCTTCATTGGTCCAAACAATGCAGGGAAATCCTGTGTCCTGAGCTTTATCGCCAATCATCTTGAGCTAATACTTCGTTCAGAACGCTTAGAGCACACCAAAGGCCTAACCTCTTTGGACGTCCATCTAGGCGCCACTTTGACCGATGTAAGCATGGCAATTGGTGTAACAACTGCACAACTTGATGAATCATTACAACAATCAACTCTCGGAGCTCATGAACTACAACAACTTCGCAGAATAATTGACCACCTACAAACAAACGACTGTATTTGGCTAAAACGAGAACAGGACCGCATTACTCTCCTCAAATGCTTTAATACCGAAGATTTGAAAACTTTAATTCCTGCTGAAAACTACAGAAGCCTATGGACGTCGCTCACCGGAGGCCGTTCCGGCGATTATGATGATTGGATCACCGGCATACTTAACTGGCTCGTGAGGCAGTTAAAATTTGCAGAGCCTAAAATTAATTTAATACCGGCTATTAGAGAGATCTCCGCACATGGGGAAAGTTTTTCAGACTGGAGCGGCAAAGGACTAATTGAAGAGCTTGCAAAACTGCAAAACCCCGGAGTACATGATCGGCATCATCTACAGAAATTCAAAAAAATTAATGAGTTTTTAAAAACCGTTACGGAGTCTAAAAGTGCGGAGATAGAAATACCTCACAACAGAGAACACATTTTAGTTCATATGGACGACAAAACGCTTCCTATTGAATCACTGGGAACGGGCATCCATGAAGTGGTGATGCTAGCGGCCTTCTGTACACTAGCAGAAAACCAAATTGTTTGTATTGAAGAACCTGAGCTTCATCTTCACCCAATTCTTCAGCGCCGGCTCGTAAGATATCTAGAGCAAAACACATCAAATCAATATTTTATCGCAACTCACTCACCTAGCATCATTGACACTTTAGACGCTTCAATTTTCCATGTATCCAACACCGACGGAAATACCGACATTAATCTATGCATTTCTTCCAACAACAAATCAAACATCATTAGAGATCTTGGCTACAAGGCTTCAGACCTACTCCAAGCAAATGCAATTATATGGGTTGAGGGGCCCTCTGACAGAATCTATATCAACCATTGGATTCGTTACGCGGCACCAGGGCTGGTTGAAGGAATTGACTATTCAATTATGTTTTATGGCGGCAGGCTTCTAAGCCATCTCTCTGCAGAAGATAACGAACCAAACAAGGATGACCTCGATGCCTTGATAGCAGTTAGACGTCTGAATCGAAATGTAGCTATTGTGATAGACAGCGATAAGTCCTCTGAAAATGAAAATTTAAACGCCACAAAACTCCGAATCAAAGAAGAAATTGAACGAGACGGAGGATGCGCATGGATTACTTCCGGGCGGGAAATCGAGAACTACATACCAAAAGACACTATAAGTTGGGCACTGTCAAAAAATTACAAATCTTTCGACAAGAGAATTAAAACAGGAAAGTACGATCATGTTCTACCCTTTAAAACCAAAAGCAACTCCACCGTTAAAGATGTCGACAAAGTAAAAATTGCAAAATTAGTTACCGAAACCAGCGCCAACTTGGACATCTTTGATCTTAGCGCTCAGATTGGAGCTCTAGTCGACATGATCAAACACGCCAATCCATAACAACGTGCCTTTAAGCCTTTTTTGACTAACCAGCGGCTTCGCTGGTTATGTGTTAATGCACGAGATACCGGCACCTAGAGGCTCTAGGAGCCTCTCCAAAGCGCCCAATCTTGCCAGCCCCCCCCCAGACCCAACCTCATCAACCGACGACATAGCGCGCTCTACAACGTAGTCTGTCTGACCGACCACGTAGACTGCGTGAAGTGTGAACATCGCAGATGTCACAGGGAGCAGGTATTCGGCAGATAACCGCCGCAAACAACCAGTGTAAGCGCAACAGTGGGTAAGGGGCTGACCCAGCAAATCTCCGGCTTTCAGTCTCACGCTGAAAATGCCCTAAAAATGCCCTAAACCAAACGTCAGAAACGAAAAAGCCCCTGTAATCTTCAACGATTACAGGGGCTTAGTCTTATTCAATAATGGCGGAGAGATAGGGATTCGAACCCTAGGTACCGGTGAAGGTACAACGGATTTCGAATCCGTCCCATTCGGCCACTCTGGCATCTCTCCAACGGCGCGCATCATAACAACACTTTTGC